GGTCAGCGGTGTTCACAACAATGTTGTTGAACGAAATATCCAAAAAAACCAAGTATGATCCGCGCTCGCTTTCACATTCGATGGCGGTGCATTTTGAACCGGATCCGAATTCGACATTATTATTGTGGACGTGTTTGCAACATCGACAATAGTAATATTTAGTGAGGTCTGTGTCATCATGCTCGTTGTCAATGAACAGTCTGCCCATCTCTATCTCTCTCTCTATTCTCTTCTTTTTTTTTTAACTTTATTATTTGCTAATCGCGAGCTACCGATTGCTGCTGCTGCGACGACGACGGGACGTCAGCATCACTAACACAATTTTAAATTAAAATTGAAGCCCAATCATTCCAAAAACGTTGCGGATTTGGTTGTCGGTGTTTACATTCACATTGTTGAGGTTTATGTTCCATAGCAGATTACCTTGGTTGTATTCGTTCGCACCTGGCGGGAGAGGGCCTCGCTCCTCGCACTGGAGCATATACGGACCGTTATCGTAAATAAACCGCGCGATGTCCGTATAGTCAATCACACCGTCGCTGGCGCGCTTATCCTGTAGAAGTGCCTGAACACGCGTGAACAGATCAGGTAGTTTGTCTAGGAAATACTGCTTTGGGTTCGGCTTTGTTTTCGCTTCTCTACACCATTTTTTGAGAAACGCCTTGACAGCGTTGGAGATGTTAGCATCTTTGGTCGTCAGTGAGTTGAAGTTGAATCGGACGTTCCCGGTGTAGATGCCGATGAACTCCTCGAGCCAGTTGCATTTGGCTTCCATACACACCGGACTAGCATTCCCAAGCTGAGTCAGCATCTGGACTTTTTTGGCGTTGGTGTTTTGCTTGTGGAACAGTTCAGCCAACTTGAGAACCTGTGCAGCACAGACGCCACGGAGGGCGTTGACGTTTTTCTGACTTCCGCAGTGCGTGAATCCAATGTGGCGGAGATTGCTAAGCTTTATGACTTTGGTGATCATTTTGTGGATGTTTTCAAGGATTGGAACTCGCTGAACCGCGAGCATTTTGTCCAGTTCGACGATGGCTTTTTCGGTGAGGTCCTGTTTCTGGGAAATGAGTTGACACAACTGGGCGCTGGTCTTGCCATTGACCACAATCTTGTACTTTTTGGCGTACTTTTCGATGATCGCCGCCGTGTACCCGCCACACTGTGCTTCGTTGAAGGGGGCGAGAGTGACATGCTGCACGCGGCGCGCAAAAGATGGTGCTCCGAGTTTTGTGCACAGCTCTTCCTTTGACAGCGATTTTACATTGAGAATGTTGTGACTTTTTGCAATGGTGCGAAGTTCAGTTAGCGTGTAGGCGTCTGGGACAGCCTTGGATTTCGCCGCCACACAGCGTCTAGCTTCGAACTTCATTGGTGGACTTCGTGGATGGTACAGTGGTGAATGAATACGTGAGAGTGAATGACACAGTTGAGCTTTGGTCTTATATATCACTACAAAACGTTCCACTCGCGGGTCATACACCTTACTAGAGAGGCTGATACCATCGGCTTTAGCGTACTTCTTAACTTGGGACATTAGATAGGCATCCGGATTTGCCCTAGACCGGACCGGGCCGCATAGCCGAGTGTCAAATGGATTTTGTGGTCCGGGTACTACAACCGGCGGCGCGCCGCCGCCCACCGCACGCATCAGAAATAAATCATCTGCCGCCTGCCGCGCGTCGCCCACCGCTCGCGCGCCTTTGAGCATCTTGGCGACCCGTAGGGCGCGGACATTCTTCCGCGATTTGGCAATCATCGCGGCACGCTGTTCGGTCAATTTCCGACACAGGTCGGCTTTTGTTTTGCCGCGGATCCCTTTGGCATTTGCAAAAGCCTTGGTTTGAATGAGGTTATACGCATTTGGGTTGCCTTTGGACCGACGTGGTCCACACAATTCCGGTTTGAACCGACTGCCACCAACAACCCCCCTCGCGGGTGCGACGACGGCCAATCTCTTTTTGCGTGCAACCCCAATTGCCCGAGCAACTTTGAGTCTCTTGTCCTTCTGCAGATCGCGCATATTTGCCCGAGCTTTAGCAATCATCAGAGCCTGTCGGGTGGTCAGTTCTGCACACAATTTGGCTTTTGATTTGGACCCGATGGACTTGATGTCACCCCCGGTTTTGATTGCGAACTCCTTCACTTGTTTCGCGGTGTAGGCATCCGGGTTCTTCGCTGACCGTCTGGGTCCACACTTTGCCGCACGAAACATAATCTTTTACTATACGTGTTATATATTTTTTTCCACCTGTACCATAAGGTTTATTTTTGTCGAGTAGACGATCGTGTCTCCTTCACAAAATTGTAGTTCACCCGTCGCCCAGTTGAATATGATCGACTCTATGCAGTCTCCGTTGCTAAACGGTCCTATAGTGACACCAGTTTTGACTGTGACATCGTGGAGATAAATCAAGTCGGTGTCAATGTCGTAGACATCGTAATCAGCAAACAGAGTATCCATTGTACTTTTCCATTTATAACAAGTAATTTCTCTAATTTCATCGGTCGTGATTTTGTTTTTACACCAACAGTAATAAAATTATAATAAACGCACCTATTATTAAACCAATAATTAGTTCTTCCGTATCGTCTGACATTATTTATTTCGTTTCATAATAAATACACCTCATTACTTTATCTACAGAATGTATGTATTCTTTGGAATCAAGGGGGCTTTGTTAGTATTGGTTCCGCTCGCTGAGTGTCCTTGTATAAAATAAAGCGACGAAGACATCTTGGTTTTTTTTAATATAATAATATATTTTTGCCAAGCTTAACGGGAGGAGCAAGCTGATCCGTATTTACAGTACCACCTGTTAACACCTGTAAATTCACACACTATATGGAATCCAAATCCTAAAATAAATAGGGATGTGAAATTAAATTTTTGTATGAATAAAATGCCAACTACTGCTAAAATAACACCGACTACAAATGCTTCCGTTACAACTTGTCGATACATTATTTTTTTTTATATATTGTAATTAATTAGAGATATATAAAAAAATGCCAACGCCGGTTGATACAAAACTGTATGAAATAATTAAAAAGAGAATTTACAAACAAAATCCGGTTCATTCTGCTTACCGGAGCGGAAAACTCGTTTCCGAATACAAAAGATCCTTTAGTAAAAAATACGGATCACGTGTATCACCTTATCACGGAAAAAAACCGAAAAAAAGTGGACTGACCCGATGGTTTTTAGAAAACTGGACATCTGATACAGGTGATAACAGATACACATCATCCGATTCAGTCTATAGACCACAATTCCGTGTCACAAAAGACACGCCTTTAACGTTTTCCGAACTAACACCGTCTCGTCTCAAAAAAGCAAAAAAAGAAAAGAAAAGAACCGGGCGTGTTAAGAAATTTTAACATTAAATTTCTGTTCAATTAATTTTTTAGAATTATCTAGACTTGGTTTACTCCACAATAACCATCTCGACCAAAATCCGGCAGTTTTAATACCTTTTTTTGACCAGTTCTCTCTTTTTTTGTGTCGAGCTAAATATCTATGCATTCTTTCCTGATTTTTGTGTATCGTATAATCCGAATAACCCGATGCACCAAAATCAACTGTCTTGTTATCCTCGAACGTAACCCTAAATTTCTTATTCTTACGAGGACTTTTTTTCAATTTAATGAACATTTATTAATTAATGTAAATAAGGGTTTATTTTTTTATTCGGCTCGGACATCTGTTTGATGTGCATCGCGTGGTATCCAAACTCGTACCCCGGGAAGGCGTCCTTGATCTGTTCGGACAGTCTGGTCGCCTCGATAACGCGGTTCGGGGCGGTCAGTCCGGCTCCACCGCCGAGTACCGATTGATACTCGTATCCCAGAAACTGATCCTCCATCTGGGCGAATGTCCTCAAAGTGTCCGGTGACATTCCACCATCCTTGAGTTCGTTGAATTTATTTTTTGAATCACCGCCACTGATGGCGAAGTACTTGGTAGTGAAGTCACCACCGACGGTCACCTGTGGAGTCGGTGTAACAATCTCTCTGGTCAAGTAGTACACCAATCCAAAAAGCGCAATGACAACAATCGGTTTCATTTTTTATTTGTTAATTGAAGCAAATAAAAAATCTCTCACGTAAATACCGGTGGATTAATATTTTATTTTTTTTACATCAAATCCATAAGACACTTCACTTTGTGACAGTGTGCGTAGAGATCGTTGTCCGACTGGACCTTTGTGGGATCGATGATCTCGAATTCGATCTGGTAAATCTGTTCGTCCTCCGTGTCCGGGTCGTGTTGGTTGTCACCGGTGACGATGGTCATATCGATGGAAAGGTTCTTGCGGATGAAGGACTCGCGATACTTTTGGATCATTCGGGTTGGTTCGGATCCGTCTGGGCACTCGGTCCCGAGCGGCTTCTCGCTGGCGACGGAAAATCGGAGGTCGAATGGGGCGGTGGATGCTGCAGTCCCATCGAATCGGTAGTCTACCTTCTTGATGCCGGTCTTCTGGATCGTCTCACTTTTGTCGGTCTTTGGGTCAAAGGTGTACCGAACGTTGTTGTCGTACGAGTACACTTCGACGTCGGTCACCTTCACCTCTTCCCAGTCGGTGTATTTTTTGAGACCTTTCAGAACCTTTGCAAACACCTCATCGCCAACGTTGGTGTCAAAGCCTTTACTGTGCAGTCTCCCCAACCGAATCTCAAACTCGACGTTCGGGACACTGGTCTGGTAATACTTGAACGTGTCACGGACAGTTGTTTCGAAGAAATGTTCCATATTTAAAATATAGAAAAGTTTATAACTTTTAAACGATCGGATGGTGAAAGGGCTTGTGAACCTCGGCAATACGTGCTACTTCAACAGCGCTTTGCAATGTCTTCTCCAGACACCTCAATTGACCAACTTGATGATTCACAAGAACTATACTGGCGACTGTGAATTCACCAAAGAATATCAACGACTCTCACGCGAAATGTGGACGGTGACGGGCGACGGTGGGTGTCGTCCACTGAACCCTCAAAAACTGCTGACTGTGTTTCAAAAGCTGTTCCCGACCTTCAAAGATGGAAGGCAGCAGGATGTTCAGGAAGTGTACCTCTGTGTACTTGATATACTCTCCAAGTCTTTAGGCAAATTTGTCAAAGATGTGTTCTACAGGCCGACTGTACAAGAGACGATCTGCAAGTCCGGAAAGTCGACCCGGTCCGGCGAGACCAATGTTGTTATGTTAGAGTCCAATTCTTCTTCGTCCGACACCGTCCCAAACGTCGGCGATCTGTTCAAAGCGTGTCACGGGGGTGGGTACTCGACAGTAGAGAGTGGGTATGTTGATGACGACGGCGTGTCCCACCACGTAGCTGCGACCCGCGCATTTTTTTTGGACAGTCAGCCGCCGTTGGTGCTGGTGATGACCTTCAAGACGTATCACCAAAAAAAGAAGATCACCTTGACTGACACTTTATTGGATGGACAGTACACACTGTACGCGACCTGCATTCACACCGGGTCAGCGACTGCGGGTGGGCATTACGTTGCGTGTGTCAAACACAAGGACATATGGTATCTCAAAGACGATGGAGCCCCACCCAAGAAGCTTGAACTGTTTCCATTCACGGACTATCACTACCTTTTTTTTTATAAACGTAATTATAAACAATAAAAAATGAACCACTCGAAAAGATTAGTGGCATTCGCAATTTTAGTATTATTCCTCACCGCCCTTTTTTTCGTGTCTAAATATATATACGACACCCCACCGGTGTGGTGGTGTAACATATACAAGACGTCCAATAACTGTCAAAAGGAAGGCGACGAGTGCACTGTCTGCGAAGGCGACGATTGTGAAGGCGGCGCGTCCTTTAAACGCGACAGCGACAAAAAATGCACAATCGTTACGGCGTGCAGCAGCACTGCCAAAAATTCAGACGGTCAGCCTTTGGGCTACAATTTGGTTGGTGGAAAGTGTGTGATGAAGGAGACAAATCCACTAGATGGTTTAACGTTGATAACAGATGACTTCACCGTACCAAGCGAATTATGGCCGGACAGTGACCAAAATATGTTTAAATTAGATCCAGGTCAATATATCGAATCAACTGAAATCGGTACCCCAGCAAATGATGCTAACGAGTGCAACGTGGGGGACGACGAAGCGGATATGCGACCGTGCGATATTGTAGGAATGTATTTAACTGCAGATACGTTTCAGATATATAAAAGAAACGAGGATTCATTTAAACGTATATGGTCATACGACAATAAACAAAAAGAGAATAATAAAGGAGTTTGGTCTTTGAAAATTTACAAAGACACCGGTTGGATGAGATTAGACGGTGCACCTACCACTCGTCAAAACGCTGCGGAATCATTGAGTGATTTTAATGATAGTCAACTGGTCCTTCACAAAGGATCTAACGTAAAGGATGTCGGGTATGAGGGACCGTTTAGCTTAGCCACGGGTAGCATGTGCTCGAATTCACCTCGATTCAGCCCGGAAGCAGAGCAGAGCCTGGGTATATTTTTACTTGGGGACGATAGTAAAAATAAAATAGGGTTAGTCCCTATCGTTCTCGATGTATGTTCAACAGGATTTTGAGTAAGAATTAACTAAAAAACATACACAACCATGGACTGGAAAGACAAATTGAGTTACTACAAGGGTGACAATGGGGTTATTCAGACTAATGTTGACGGACAATCTCAATGGGACCCAAACGATTGTGACAATTATTAAAAAAACTCACTGATTTTGATATCTTCTTTGATATTGACCAGCGTCCGGTAGTAAGTGAACCGGCTGTTTGGGTAGGTCTTGTCTGTACGCACACCGATAAGCTTCCACTTCCCAATCTCAACAAACTGGCACTCGACAATCTTTTCGTCGACGAGGAGGGGGTTCTCCTCACCAACAAGTTCACCTTCACGAAAAAGTTGACCCTTTTCTTGAAGGTACAGTGTCCCGCCGCGAACCAAAAAATCGATCGTGTTTTGTTCAAGTGGTTTCCACTTGAACATCGTGTCGTGGGTCCCGACCTTCACCGGATCATTCGCCGGCGTGAAGACGATCCCGTCCGTCTCATAGTCGAAGTGGGTCCCTTCAACCAACTGCCGCACTTGGGTCTTGGCGTCATAGAATTTTTTGACCGCGACAATGACAGTGTCCTTCTCGAGCCGCATAATTTTACTGACGACTTCGCGATCGGCGACCGTCAGGCGGTCGATGAGAGTTCCGGACCGGACGTTGCCGACCCCACCACCGACACACACCGCGTCGTAGACCATAAACAGTTTCTTGTTGGGTTTGGATTTAGATTGGACCAGTTCGCCGTCGAGCACAGTTCCGCTACCTTCATATGCTTTTTTGGGTAGAGTCAAAGGTAATAGTGTCATATGGAATGCCCTATTAATCAGCACGCACACCTTCTTCCCGTCAAACATCTTGGCCAAAAGGACGTGTCGAACCCCGTCGGTCTTTTCGCAAACGACATACGGTGCACTGGATGATAACAGTTCAAAGTGTCTGCGCTCGATCGATACTGGTTGCGGTCCGGGAAAAAAATTCTTGAAGTTGTGATCCTTGATGGTCTCGATGGTTCCCCACGTGGAATGTAAAAAATGAAGAAGATCCTTTTCTAAAGGCGTATCCTTTTTTACCGTCCAGTCGGCGGCAGTGGAGCGTTCAAGCTGGTCGCGCATAATGAGAATGCGTAAGTAAGTTTATAGTGTAATGTACGTCTGTATGCTTTAGTTAAGAAGTACTCAACGGTACACGTATTTTTTTCCTTCAATTTCGTTGAATGACACCGGACGAGTGGAGGATATTCCCTAAGCACTCGTGTGGGTACACCGTCACCACGTCGGCGGTCGTGAGCGCCACCACCTTCACTTTTCTGGCAATCAGCTTTTCAAAGAGGTCTGAATTTTTGGGCGGTAGCTTGAGTCCTTCCCCTTTGGTACCCTTCATCAACTTGACCACCGGCTTGATGTTCATACACCAACAGACTGGATCGGTTTTGGTCACAGGCTGGATGGGGTCATTACCCGCCGCCGCCACCTCGGTGTCAAAGTGCAATCCTTTTTGATGCAATGGTTCGGAAGACCTTACAGTCTCCGTGAATCGCGACCAATCAATACCTTCGGTGACGCACGGCATAACCATGCAGTGCCCGTCAAACTTGGTCAGCATCTGACGGAGGGTATCGTGGTTGGCGATGGACACCCCATAGTCAAAAAACAAAACACGCTCACCAGTCGAGTCCTTCAGTTTTTTGGTAATGGTGTCCGTGATGGCGAAGCGGTCATCCTTCACAAAACTAATATCCTGAATAATTCCGGCAGTTGCACATAGCTGGTTTAGAATCAGTATACTGTGCAAAGTCCGTACGTGACACGACTTGTTCCTTGTCACGATGATTGTAAAAATCTTGGTCTGTGACATTTATCTACTATTATATAATACAAGACAAACTCCACACCTCTTTAATTTGGACTATAATACCACCGCCAGTCGATCACTCAGCTTCCCATTGAACGGGAGATTTCCAACGTGCCCTAAGGTCGTCGTAATGTCCGCAAAGATTTTACCGTTCATTTTCTGCCATCGTCGACAAAAGGCGTAGTCTTCGGATAGGTACCGTCTGGATTCAGGGTCGATCATACAGTCAAAGAGTGCACAGTACGTGTCAAAATCACGATTCTGGTGGTCGTTGACGCAGTTCAGTTCGGGGTACTCCTTTTCCATTCGAGTGAATACGTCCCGTTTGATCATCATAAACCCTGTCGGGCCGTCCAAGATTTCGATGAACCCGTTTTCGACCGACCGTTTATCGGAACCGATGTTCACGACCAAGGATGACGACACCATCGCCATATCTTTGTTCGTGTCCTCCTGATTCGTCACCGCATCCCGGGCTTGTTCCCAACTGATGTATTTTTTGGGATAACACGCGACTGAAATATCGTGTCCGGACTCTAACAGCCTCAGAACAGACGCCGGGTCGAAATGGACATCGGCATCAATGAACATAAAGTACTCTGCAGTGGATTTTTGCATAAAACGTCCGACCGAGGTGTTTCTGGCGCGGTGGACCAAACTTTCATTCTCGGTGGTGTCGAGCATGAGTTTGTAGCCGTTGTTGTTAAGAAAAATTTGTAGTTGTAGAATTGATATAAAGTATGGCTCCAGGCATACACCGCCGTAGCATGGCGTAGACAGGAATAGGGTACCTTTGATTTCGGGCATATTTTTATATATATATATACAAACACTCACTTGTTTTCTAAGTACTTAACAATGAGCGCCTCGATCTTGGACAGCGTCGGAGCCGAAACCACACATTTGATACAAATTTCATTCTTCGAAATGTGTGGTAGGTTGATGTGAATGATTGCGGATGCGATGCTTCCCGGTGTCTTGCCCATCACGTCGACACAGTGCTCTTCAATGTCTTTGCACATATTGATGCATCGGATCTTGATCTTCTTGTCAATCTCGGTGGATGAAAAGGCATTCAGGAGTCGGTGAATCACATCGGATGCTTTGGTGATACCCGATGCCTTCTTCTGTGCCTCGGTTGGTTCGACGGTATCCTTGAACAGTTGGTAAGTCCTGCTGATGTCTCGTGTCGGAATGCCAAAGGAGTCCGCAATCTCTTGGGTCGTCCTCGAGTTCCCAGACATTTTACAGGCAAAAAGGACACAGTTTGCTTTGATACCCAACCGAACCGCGCCACGGGTCAGCTTTTCACCGTTGAACTTTCGGTAGATAATCTTGGCGTCCCGGATAATTCCAGCCGACAGATTTTGACCGGCTGATCCGAACTCAATGTCCTTGTAGGCGTGCCACAGCGCCCGGTCCTTGTGATTCATCGACTGATGAAAGTTAATCTTGGCTGCGCGTTTTGTCGCAGTCGACGAGTTTCGTGTGACTTCGATAGTTGTCCCGACGCCCCACTTTTCGGAAAACAGCTCAAGATCCTTTGACATACCACATCGAGCCTGGTCATTGACTTGTCCGGTGTCTGACACACTACTGATCCACTCAGCCGTGTCAAGCACATAGTAACTTTGAACGACTCCACATTTCGTACACGTTGGCAAATTGTCAACGTTCAAAATCTTGAGTCCACCGCATTTACAGATAAATTCATCACATTTGGTTATATATGTTTTTTGTTCTACTGGTGGTGACTTGTGTATCTCACGAATAGCTTCAAATTGAATCCAAGATTCTTCGACTTCTTCAGCAGTTGCCATCGTTGTTGATTTCGAGTATGAGAGTTCGTTCTAATATTGTATAAAAGAGAGCTTCTACCAGCTTACGAAGGTTATGTACGGGACATCAATTTTTGATTATCCAACTCGAGACGTGCGAGGTACTCGATGCGTTCAATAGTGTCTTTGAAATGTTTAGCACCAGTGGTCGTCGGTTTCCACTTTGACCAGTCCGCGTCAATCTCCGCTGCATCTGATGGGGGTTCACCCATTGTGAGATCAGAGTCGTCAATGAGACTGTCATCGTCGTCGGTATCGTCGTCGGTATCCTCCTCGACGTCATCGTCATCATAAATGTCACTACCCAGATCACTATCGTTGTTAACTTCCTCGTCGTACACAAATTGGTTTGACCCTACTCTAGACACCACACCAATATCGGTAATATCAATGACCCCTTCGTAGTATTCGGTGATACTATTGGTGTCCTGAAGCACAGAAACCGAAGTGTCAAATGAATATACACAGGCTTCGCGGTACACCTTGGATGTTTGGGACAGGTAAGTGACGTATATTATAGATCCTGTACTGTCATTCGCAACCACTTTGGCAAAGCATTCGTCAGTATCATCATCATCATCATCACCGACCACCAACAGAACCTTCAGCAGTTCACCGACCTTAAGTTCGTGTTGTTCAATCATTTTTTGTTTTTTGTGTAATAAAAAATACACGTGTATTGTACACACCCTTGGAAAATATGAAAATCCTCATCCTGACCAAAAACAACTGCAAATGGTGCGTCGAAGCTATCAAACTGGTAAATTCCAAATGGGGAGCGAATGACGATGATAAAGTAACAATTGAAAATGTGCTCACCGACCCAAAGGATCTTCTTCCTACTGGTGCGACCACGTACCCACAGGTCTTTATTGACGGTGTACACATTGGTGGATACTCCAAATTAGAGGAATACATTGACAAGGTCACTACTGAACTTATTTTAACTCCAAATAAGAATCGGTTCACGGTGTTTCCCATACGGTACCCGAACCTATGGACCCTGTACAAGAAAGCCCAAGCCTCCAACTGGACCGCCGAGGAGATTGATTTCAGTAAGGACCTGTCCGACTGGGAGACCCTGACCGGCGACGAACAGCACTTCATCAAGTACATCCTGGCATTCTTCGCGTCGGCAGACGGGATCGTGTTTGAAAACATCAACAACAATTTCGCTAAAGAAGTCGAGTTGCCGGAAGCGCGGTCTTTTTACGCCTACCAGGAACACAATGAGATGGTCCACGGCGAGACCTACAGTCTGTTGATTGAAAAGTATGTGAAGGACACAGCTGAGAAAGACATCATATTTCGTGCCATAGAGACTATTCCGTGTGTCCAGAAAAAGGCACAGTGGGCACTCAAGTGGTTTGACGCGGTGTCTGTCCCCTTCAGCGAGCGGTTGGTCGCATTCGCGTGTGTCGAGGGGATCTTCTTTTCGGGAAGTTTTTGTGCTATTTTTTGGTTGAAGAAGCGCGGATTGATGCCCGGGTTGGCTTTCAGCAATGAACTCATCAGTCGCGACGAAGGACTGCATCTTGAGTTTGCGGTCGAACTGTTTGGGATGCTCAACAAGAAACCGTCGGCCATCCGCATCCATCAGATCGTGACTGAGGCGGTGACGATCGAGAAGGAGTTCATCCTGGACGCTCTGCCGTGTCGGCTCATCGGTATGAACTCTGACCTGATGTCCACCTACATCGAGTACGTTGCCGATCGTTTCCTGAAACAGCTTGGTTACGCGGTGCTGTACGGCACACACAACCCATTCGATTTTATGGAGAACATCTCACTGGATGGAAAAACCAACTTCTTCGAAAAGAGGGTCGGCGACTATGGCAAACTCTTTGACACGGAGGACGAGGTGAGCTTTTCTGATCAGAATTTTTAAGTAGTCGCGGAGACGGTCGGTAAGTCGCTGCACGGTATAGCTGGTTCATACATATCCACTGTACATACACCAGAATCAATGTCGACGGTGGTGACCCCTTCTTGAACGATTTCATTCACAGCTAAGTCGTATTCGTATTGAACACATTTCTGGTCGTCATTATCTTCCTTGTAGATGTGCTGGTCACATTCAGTGCAGAGGTCACTAAAAGTAAACGGTTTGGTAAGCTGTACACCGGACTCCTGATCAAACTCTCTACTGGTCGACTGGGGGATGCGTTCATTTGTTTTGTAACTATAGGCGTTGGTCGCCGACATAAAACTACATTGGAGTGTTTCGTCACTCGGCTGGTCACCTCGTTCCGCCAGCTGTTTATTATCTGTACTAGTCGGGTCGGTTGTTGCTGCCGCCGGCGGCGATTTAACCAGCAAATCAAAAGGATTCCAAATGTCTTTAAACTTAGATCCAGGATATTTGAATCCCCAGTTGTACCCTATGAATCCCCCGTAGAGTAATACCACCGCGATACTTACCGAACCAAACAACTTCAACCGATGTTCTTTAAATTGGGGAATCAAGGCGACAAGAAATGTGATAACTATCACGCCTACCACCGACCCACCGAACATCCAGATATGACTTGTGTCCATTTCTTTTTTACTTGTATACCCAACAAAATAAACTTAAAGGTTGACGGCGTAGATAGTGTACAAAGCAATCTACTATCCAAACCAACAATGTCTCTCTCCGTTCAAATGTCCAACACTTTCAACGCTTCCAACATCGTATTCTCGAACCTTCACAAGAACAAATTCGGTGGTAAGGCAATTTACCTGAATAATGGCTCGAAGAATAAGAAGGTGTACCTCCAGTTGCCCTATATGCGTGCTCCGTTCGGGCTGAGCTCTTTCACCGACGAGGCAACCAAAAAGACTTCTTACTCTTTGCAGTTGTCGTTTGACGACACACCGGAACTCAATGAACTCAAAGCACAATTCCAGGCGTTTGATGATCTAGTGATCGACACGGTCGCCAAGAACTCGGCCGAGTGGCTCGGTAAGAAGTACAATATCAATGTGATTCGGGAGGCGCTGTACAAGCCGGTGGTCCAACCGGGAAAAGGTGATTACCCATCGACGATGAAGCTCAAGGTGATGACCGACATCAAGACTGGTAGCTTTCTACCGGAAGCCTACAATGCCGCCCGGAAGCCGGTTACCTTCGACACCATCACGGGTGGCCAGAAAGTAATGTCCATAATCGAGATTTCCTCGATCTGGTTCATCGATAACAAGTTCGGGGTGAGCGTCAAGGTTCAGCAGGTCCTGATGGACGCACCGACCAAGCTGCCATCGTTCGCTTTTCAAGGTGTCGGTACGGCGGCGATCGCTGACGGCGATGACGAGGCGGTGAATGACCTGGGTGAGGAAGAGGACGAGGACGAGGAGTTTGACGAGTGAAAAAAAACATTTCTAAAATAACAACAAAAAAAAATGAATAAAATTCTAAAAAACAAAGGGTGTAGACCCCAAAACGTGCTCTTCCGTATCGCCAACGAGAATAAAAAGGGCGGCTTTCATCTCCGGGAAACCACCAAAAAAATTTCAAAGTCTCGTGGGATTGCGTTTTTGGGCAAAGGCAGCGAAGGGACGGTATACATCGGATGCCCAGATCCCGAATGTAAAACACAGGTCGCAATCAAACAAGGTCCCACCGAAATCCTTAAAAAAGAATATATGATCCTCAAAAAAATAAACCCGATTGACCAAAATCATATCGTAAAACCCTTTGCGTTTTACGAGTGCGGCAACCGACGAGGGGTTCTTTATATGGAATATATCGATGGCAAGTCACTCTTCCATCAGGTGGCGTCTTTGACCACTGATCAATACCGTACCATTATCAAACAGATTGTGCATACCTTGTACACCATCCTTGAAAAATACCCCAAATTCCGTCACTACGATCTTCACTTGGAGAATATTTTCGTGGATCAACAGACCAAACGAGCAGTCATTGCAGACTTTGGGTTTGCATCCTTGGGCGATGACAACAAAGAACTCGTGGAGTACGGTATTGGTCCAGGGAGCGACTATCGGTACGACGTTCATCTTTTTTTGAATTCACTGTACGGTCTTCCCAAACTACCCAGGGAAGTGCGTTCATTTATCGAGGACCTGATCCCAGCGGACTACCTCGGAAACAAAGACACCGACAAGATAAAGAACAACCGGTTGCGTTTAAATGTCGGTCATTGTGCGTTGCCGTCCATTCGTGACATCCTCGCGCACCCATTTTTTTCTACAGTAGTAAGTAAAACAAAACAACGAATGGTGCATTGGGCAAACAGCAAAAACAACAATGAACTTCCGGCAATCCCGCGCGAATGGCTTATGAATAACATCAAAGCCTTCAACAAGCGTTCGATGAAACGCGTCACCACGAAAAAACAGTCATCACCCCGTAAGAAACTACGGTCGCCTCCAAAGCTAAAGCTGATGACTTTCGCTGCGGGTGGAGGGATGTCGCGCCCAACCAAGGCCCTCGGCGCCGCTGGCGGTCAAGCAAGACTCGTTCGGAAAGCGATCAAACAGAAGAAGGAGGCGGCACCAGGTAACTGCGCCGCGTGCACTGACACCGCCGCCACCAAAACAGTCGCAGCCGTGACTCGCAACTTTAAAAACATCTTCGGGCTCACGATGAATGAGTTTCACGCAATTGAGCGCAAGGTCAACCTCAACGCCGCTGGTAACCGACTGCGGGGGAATGTCGCGCGGATCGCCAACGCGCGTCCTGCCGCCAAGAAGATGAACGGGTCACCACCGAAGGCTGCTATGGCCTCACCGCCCAAAAAGCCCGCCGCCACCAAAAAGCCCCGGTGTCCGAACGGATTCCGCCGCAACCCGAAGACCGGCGAGTGTGA